TACTTAAAGACGATCTAGCCAAACTAGGTTTAAACAAAGAAGATCTATGACCGATTACACTGTTAATGTTTTCGACATTCAACACGATGGGACTACCACACTTGATGCTTACCTGAAGGACAAGGAGCCAGCCCTAATCACTAAGTATAAGTTCAAGGTGAAGCACTTCCGTCAATGGAAGGGCCGACAAGTTGATACTTATGGTGGGTATACTGCTATCTTCCATCAGGATAGTGGAATGGTATTCTCATCCAAGTGCCGTGATGACGAGCAGTTTAGCCGCAGGAAGGGATTGCTAACCTGTATTCAGAAGGCTGTATCCTGCCCACCATTCTTTGATATGAACAATCTCAAGGACCACAACTGGATCTCTGGCTGGAAGTTCCGTGAAAACCATGTAGATGTTTATATCTGCAAGTTAAGCCCAGAGCACAGATGGTCTTGGCTAACTAAGAGACTATGAAAGTCCTAGTTATAGGCGACACACACTTCGATAACCAGTTCCCTGGTTACCTCGACGCACAGCATCAGACGCTTGAGAAGATCGTAAAGACTTCTCAGCCTGATGCTGTGATTTTTTTAGGTGATATCTTCCACCACAGAAACCCTGATCCAGAGGTGCTAGTAAAGACTTGGCACATGATCAAACGGTTGGAGGATCAAGATATCGAGATGGTTATCCTTAGAGGTAACCACGACTCTGCTAACAAGGCAGATGATGGTCTCACAGTATTAGCCTGCTTCCAATCCAATATGACCCGTGTAATCAAATACGGGGAACAATACGCTGACGGGCTGTACTTCCTTCCACACTACGAGGATGAGCGTAAGATTGAAGCTGCCTTAGAGAATATCACCAGCGGTATTGTATTTGGTCACTTTGGGTATGAAGGCTGTATCAATGCCGGTGGATACTTCGACTTCCATATCAAGAAGGAAAACTTCAAGACCACCACAATCCTGGGCCACATCCACCAGTACAAGCAGGAAGGTAAGATAACCATTCTAGGTACTCCATGGTCTACTAACTTCGGAGAGTGCGACTATCCACACTATGTAGGGGAGTTAGAGCTTAACGAAGAGACGATGGTGTGGTCAGATCTGAAGAGAGTGGAAGTGAATTATGGTGTAAGGCACTATGTCTGCCCCTATCATTCACTAGAAACGATGAAGGAAGAGATCATGAACCCTAATTACTTTACGGTACTTAGAGTCCTGATAGATAAGTTCTCCGACGATACCACGAACGACTTGCGAACTAAGATCAAGGAAGATTACAATGTCGGATATGTTGATCTGAAGTTCCAGCCAATCCTGAACAAGAAACTAGATAACAGACTATCGGACTATGCACCCACAGAGATCATTGATTCATTGAGTGACGATATCATCGACAAGTATCTAGAAGAACAGACCTCCACGATACCTAAGGAGGTTTTGAAGAAGGGATTGGATGAGATCAAGCAGCATGAAGATCAAGAAAATAACGGCTAAGAACTTCTATTCTTTCAAGAGCCTAGAGCTAGACCTTGAAGACTACAATGGTATCGTAAGAATCACCGGAAAGAACAGAGATTCTGGTGGTTCTAATGGCAGCGGTAAAAGCACTATCTTTGAAGCGATAGTCTGGGGCCTGTTCAACAAGAGCATTCGTAAGAGCACTGAAGAGTCTCTTGTAAATGCAAAGGTTGGAAGGGATTGTGAGGTTACGGTCCTGCTAGAAAAGGATGGTATTGGTGAGATGGAGATCAGACGTTGCAAGCGTCCAACCAGCCTCACCTTTACCGTCAACGGCCAGAATAGGAATAAGGAGTCTGCTGCTGAGACCCAGAAGCAGATAGAGGAGCTATTGGATACCGACTACAAGTCTTTCATGGCTTCGGTCGTATTCGGTCAGCACTCTGAGATTAGTTTCCTTGATTCTAGCCCTGAGGACAAGAGAAACATAATCAAGAGTTGCTTCAACCTGGAAGAGTTCTTCTCCAAGCGCAACGCTGTAAAAGAATTAAAATCGCAGTACACATCCGAGCTAAAGGTTTGGAATACTCTACTAGACTCGCTAAAGAAAGAGCGGGTAGCCTTAGAGAAGAACATTCCAGACAAGAAGTATAAGGTGGTAGAGCTTCCTAGATTAACCGATATCCTACAGGCTGAAAGAGCCATTGAAGCCCATCAGAAGACTATCAAGACTTTAAATGATGCAATAAGCACAGATAAAGCAGCCATTAAGAAGCTAGACCTAGCCATATCCAAGGGAGTGTACTCAGAGGATAAGGAATGCCCTGTCTGTAAGAATTCTTATTTAAAGTGCCAGACCCATGATGAAGTGGTTAAACTGGAGTTTGAAAAGAAAACTTTTGAGTCTACTATTAAATTTAATGAGGATTCGATCCGCGAGCTAGAGGATAAGATTTCAGTCTTGAAGCCCGCTTATAGCTCCTACGAATGGGACAGGTGGAACGAAAAGAACAAGCAACTCCTAGAAGCCCAGAAGCATTTGGACAAGCTGGAGGAGGTTATAGCTCAAATAAAGGCCAATGAGGCGACTGTCCTAGATCTCACCCAGCGTCTAGAGGTAATGAAGTTCTGGGAGATGGCTTTCTCGGAGAAGGGCATAGTTAAGTATATTGTCAGAAATATCCTTGATTACTTTAATTTAAAGTCTAATGAGTACGCTTCCATCTTAACTAATAATCAGTTTACGATAGAATTTAATGACGAGCTTTCTGAGGTCATTAAAAATAACGGGATGGAGACCAAGTATATTTCTTTATCTGGAGGCGAGAAAAGGAAGATCAACTTGGCTATAATGCTTGCCCTCCAAGACTTAAGCTCGAAAATATCCAAAACTAATTGCAACTTAATATTTTTTGACGAAGTTTGCGATAATATTGACGATTTAGGAATTGGAGCTATAAATAATTTGCTGAATACATTGAAAAATCAGTATTCAGATAAGGTTATTTTCTTAATAACTCACAACAATTTATTAAATTCGTTGCTGAGTGAGTCTCAAGAGGTCTTAGTAATTAAACACAAAGGTACAAGTAAAATTAGCCATGCAAAAGAAGTTAAATGATCTGGGTCAGAAGATTTTCGAGCAGAGATATTCGTATCCTGGCGAAAAGGACTATGCCGATAGATGCCATGCTATAGCCAAGCACGTTGCCTCGGCTGAAAGAGAGGATGAACGTCAGCGTTGGTTTGAGAGATTCTATGAAGTCCTCAATACCGGCGATTTCGTCCCAGGTGGCAGAATCATCTACGGTTCAGGCAGAAACAAGCAGAACCTACTTAACTGCTATGCCATCGAGCCAGAGGATTCAGTAGAGTCTATCGGTAAGGTCCTACAGGATATGTACCGTATTTCCTGTGGTGGAGGCGGCATTGGATTTAACTTCTCCAAGATCCGTCCAAAGGGTGACGATATTGGTAACGTCCGTAACTCAGCCCCAGGGTCAGTTTCAGTAATGAAGATGATCAATGAGGTTGGTAACCACGTTAAGGCCGGAAAGAACCGTAGAACGGCTCTGATGGCTGAACTGAATGTGGATCACCCAGACCTCCTAGAGTTCCTGCACGTTAAGCTAGATCTCCAGGCTCTCACCAACTTTAACATTTCAGTGGCTATCACCGACGAGTTCATCAAGGCTTGTGAGGAGAATGCTGACTGGACGTTTAAGTTCGGCAACAAGGAGTACAAGATCTATTCAACGGATCGAGTCTCACCAGGAGGCAAGACCGAGCTAATCAACATTGTAGCTCTATCAGAAGAGGATGCAATCAGCAGAGGAAAGAACCATCACCTCTGGCACCCAGATGATGAGTTTACCAACGTACAGGTCGTTCCTCTCAAGGCTATGGATCTATGGAATCGTCTATGGCAGAACGCTGTTGAATCAGGTGATCCAGGTATTTTCAACCTGTCTCTGACCAACAGACACACCAACATGAGCTACTTCCTCAAGATGAATCAAACCAATCCATGCGGTGAGATTCCACTTGAGAGCTATGCCAACTGCTGCCTTGGTCACGTTAACCTAGCTAATATGTTAACGCCCGATAACAAGGACGTAGACTGGAAGAGACTAGCCAAGACCGTCAGAGCCGGAATCAGATTCCTTGATGACGTTCTAACCGTCAACCACTACCCAATTCCTGAGTGCAAGACTGCGGGCGAGAGATCAAGAAGAGTTGGTCTCGGCACCCTCGGCCTACACCATATGCTAATCAAGCTAGGAATCAAGTATGGCTCAGACAAGTGCCTAGAGTTCCTAGAAAGACTCTACGCTACGATCAGAGATGAGGCTTACCTAACCTCAATGTATACTGCCAAGGAGAAGGGTTCATTCCCTGAGTTCGACTCCAAGAAGTATCTATCAGAGGAGTTTGCCAGAACTCTACCAGCTAGAATCCGAATGCTAATCAAGCAGAATGGAATCAGAAATGCCGTAATGTTGACCGCTGCTCCAACGGGCACGATCTCCATGGTACACGGTACTTCAACTGGTATCGAGCCTATCTTTGCTCCAATGTACAAGCGTCGCTACCGTGAGGGTAACACCTGGAGAGAGACGGTTGTTCTAGATCCACTATTCAAGGAAGCTCTAGAGCAGGGTAACGATGCCTCACACATCGTAGGCTCATACGATATCACCCCTGAGCAACACATGGCTGTTCAGGCTGTATGCCAGAGATACATCGACAATGCTGTTTCCAAGACGATCAATCTTCCAAACAAGAGTGATTACAAGGAAGTAGCTAAGATGGCTCTGAACTACGCTCCATACCTAAAGGGTCTCACGGTCTATCGTGCTGGATCTAAGGGAATGGAACCACTAGAGGCTATCCCACTAACTCCTGAGAACATTCAGATGGCTAAGGATCTGATTGCCAAGGAAGCTGCTGAGTCAGAGATGGCTGTAGAATCCTGCAAGATCGGCGGGGAGTGCGGATCCTGATATGTCCTACCACCAATACTATTGCGATAAGTGCGAAAAGCAGTTTGAGCTAAATATAGGATTGGTGGAGGGCAAGTATATCCTCTTCCTACCTTTCACCAAGGAGGAAGAGGAGAAACTGTGGGCAGAGGGTAAAGACCCTAGATTCCTTGAGAAAGAAGTAAAGCTCAAGGAACTGCCTATGTCTCCACCTTGCTCCCATTGTGGGGGCAGTAAAACTTGGAAGATCATACCTGAATTTGAAGGTTGGATGAAAGGTAACTGTTTTGCCAACCGACAAAGAGAAAGAAAGTTTCATGAGTATGGCCTAAATAGGAAGCAAGCAGAAAACTTCTACAAAGAGTCTATGCAAGCCTCAAAAGAAAGAATGGCTACGATGGGAGAAGTCTACAAGAAAGTAGAACCTAACCCACAAGAGCTAGCCAGTATGGGTAAGGCCAGAAAGTTAAACGACAAAGAAATTTCAGCCAAGAAAGAAACAGCTAAGAAAGTAAATGCAGAGTTAGTAAAGCGACTACCACCTAAAAAAACCTGATCGACTGGACTATAATACGCCCCCATGAGCTACCAACTGTCTGATAACGTCCAAAAAGGTTGCCTATACCTTCTCAAGCACGATCTTGAGTTCTTCTCGCAGATAGTACCGTTAATCAAGGAGGAATACTTTGATTTCCCTGCCTATGGCAGGATCTACGAAGGTATTCTAGATTACTACGACAAGTACGGCAATCTCCCTTCAGATGCCGCTCTAGTCGATTTCATCAAGTTCACTACCCCTGATGGTATGAAGGATGATAACGACTACGAGAATGATATCATGGCGATCAATCAGATCGACAAGGATATCTTCAACCACAAAGAGTTCATCATGGACATTGTGGAGGACTTCGCTAAGAAAGGAGCGATGACCGAAGCAATTAAGAAGTCCGTCACACTTCTCAAGGAGGAGAAGTTTGGGGAGATCGAGCAGCTAATCAAGGATGCTCTTCTCGTATCCAGGCAGGTAGAGGTAGGTCAGGATTACTTTGAGGATGTGAAGGATC